TTACAGGCGAGATTACTCCAGTCGCTTGTTTTTGCTTTAGATCATCTGAGACTCTTAATCAGCGGGTCCACGGTTCGAGCCCGTGATCACCCACCAAAAACCTGTTGAAATCATTGTAGAATTTCAGAGTTGTCCGGTATTTCCGGACAGCTGGATTCCAAGAAATTGGAAACGGTTTCCAATTCACGTTCCGTTCTTGTTCCTGAAAGCGGCCGGCTCGATCTCGCTCCAGCGTGCTTCCATGAGCTTCATCGCGTCCTTCGCGAGGCTCCTCAAAGCCACCTCTCGGCCGTAGTGCTGCACCATCTGCGCCGACATGTTGCAGATCGCTCCGACCTGGTTCTCGGTGCAGCCAACCTCCAGCAGATTGATCACAGCGTTCTTGCGCAGACCGTGGAAGACGATGCGGTTTTCCCGGAACGGCTTGAACGCGTCCTTCGCCATGAGCTTCTGCCATTCGGTCCGAAAACCGTCGGGGCTCTTGTATGACGTGGCGCGAGCGCCGGCGTGCAGCATCACGCTATCGGACGTCGGAACGCGATCGATCCATTTCCGATAGGCGAAGTGGATCGGAATCCAAACGGTGTTCCCTGTCTTCTGCGCGCGCACGGCGATCGTGTTCTCTCCGGCCTTCGGCTTCGTCATAGCCAGCACATCGCCCTGGCGCTGCCCAGTGAAGAATGCCGACATGGCGATCATCTGCATATGAAACGGTGCGTGCTCCAGCAGGATCTCAAAAGCCCAGTTCGGCCACGGCACCCACGGCTCGCCGCCCGGTATCTTTTCCGTCATCTCCACGACGTTGGTCTTGCAGTAGCCGCGGGAGGCGCCCCACGCCATCAGGCGGGACAGGAAGGCTCGGAACTGGTTTGCTTTCGCCGGCGTCTCGCCTAGGGCGTCTATCGCGTCCTGCGCGTCGACCGTCGTCAAGTCGACGGGAAGGTCGTCTCCCCATGTCTCCTTAATGATGTCGCCGGATGTTCGGTATCCGCGCTGCGTGGAAGCCGCAAGCTTGGTCCAAAAGGGGTTGGCCTCGCTCTGGAAAGCCTCGACGAGCGCCTTGAAGTCCTTGATGCCTTGGCGGCCGCGGCGGATGAATGCTTCGTGCGCCTTCGTGGCCTCGGGCCAAAACTCTTTGCTCTTCAGGTCCGGTAGCCGCTTGCCGTCCAGGAGGAAGCCCTTCTCATCGCGGGCCATGGCTTCGCAGATCGACAGGCGTTCGGAGAACTCCTTCTCAAGAGGTTCCGGAAGGGCGATCGACGGCCATGCGTCCTTGGTGTTCCGAAACCTGGTATAGAAGGTGTAGACGGTTTGCGAACCGTTGGCGCGTCTCTTGATGACGCGGTGCACGTGCTTAGGCAGTTCCACCGTTCCGCTTTTCCCTGATCTTTTCACGGAACTTCGCTCCCAATCCCGAGGACATCGTCGATGTGCCGAGGTTCATCGCCCGGTCCAGATCCTCACGATACCAGAACTTCCGTCGCGTGCTGTCAACGATGCGCGGGTTCGGATAGATCGTTCCGACGCGCTCGAGGAAATCTTCGACATGCTTTTCCCCGCAATACCCGGCAGCCATGTCGGCGGACATGCGGGGGGGCCAACTGCCTGGGGGAACGAGGGATTGGCGACGCTCTCTCATCTTTCGCCTCTCTTCGCCGCTTCCCGCTCATTTGCGATCGCCGTCCCGATCGCCAACAGGACTTCGATATGGGTCATGGGCCGAGGCGAACCGGCTATAGCCTTTGCTGCCGTGCGGATCTCCGCGGGAAGAGCGTAGTATTCGCGCGTGGCGGGGGTGGCGTTGGTGAGGTCTGGTATAACTGTCATGGCGCAAAATACGATTTAGGTTGGATATCGGCAGCGAGGTACAGCGGATGACCTGGCTGGCCGTCTGCTGTGACTTTCAGCGCGACGAGGTCGAAGAATTCGAGCCGTTCGGCGACCTGGCGACCGCGGTCATGAAGAGCTCCGTGTGTCCCCCACGCGCAAACGATCTTACGGGCGCTCTTTGCAATCGCAAGAATGTGCTGATCGTTGTCGGGCCCGATCGGGTCGGGATGGTCGTACAGGGCCTTCGGGGCGGTGGAGCGAAGGGCAAAGAGGTTGCCAACGATCAAGCCGCCGAAGCCCCAATATCTCGCGAAGCCGATGCACCGGCGGATCGTCGGATCATCTTGGCTGGCATCAGCCGTGGATGGGTTCAGCATGAGGAAGGCGACGTTTGGCTTTTCGCCGTCCCATTGCCGCTCAAGGCGGTAACGGTAGGCTCCGCATTCGGAAATGATAGCCGACGACTTCGTCTCGATTGCGAACATGTCGAGCGTGTCGGTGCTCATACCTCGTCCCTCGACCGGAGCGCGCCGGCGTCGGCCAACGTCTGATTGATGATAGCAGTTGCGAAGGGCGCCGCATCCTCGCCCATATCGGTCCAGAGGCCGTGTATGGTGAGGGCGAGCACGTGCGGGTTGATGCGGGCCGCGCGCCAGAACCGCTCTTCGCTCATGCCGTGCTGGCGGCGGTGCTCGTCCGGATGAAGAGGCAGAACCCAGCGGTCGGAAACCTTGCTGCCTTTGCCACGACCGTAATGACCAAATCGGGGAGCCGCGCAAGACAGGTGCGCAGCCTCGACGCCGTAGCGGCCTGATACGCAGCACGGCAGCTCGTGGATGAACGCGAGGTAATCTTTGTTCTTCGTCGGCTTCCGCTTTGGTGTCGGATCGGGACGAACGGAGTTGGCGATGCGGTAGGCCATCACGCGGTCCCCCCGTTGAGTGGAACCTTACTGAACGCGGTTGGTTGAAACCGCGATGCGAAAGGACTCCGACCATGATCGATCCCAAAGACCACAAGAACCGGCAGACGACGACGCCTCCGGATATGGACTTCGAACCGGTGCCATTGCCAGACCATGCGGACGAGTCTGGTAGCGAGGGCGCCGATGTGCCGCCGGCGCGAAGCGGCCAGTCCGAAAAGCGGGAGAACCCGACGGAAGGTGCTGGCAAGGACAACCCCGTTCATCACACTGGCCGGGTCCCGCCGAAGGTGACCAAGGATCAAGTCTGAGACGCTCATGCTGCGGCTCCCGCGTTTCGTTGCGTGGTGCCGCGCTCGACTCCGATTAGATCGTCGAGGAAGTCGAGAACGGCCGTCTTGCTCTCCTGAAAGTCCTGCTTGCCCATGGCCTTCATGGACTGGCTCTTGGCGACGTATCGCGTGACGGTCGCCTCCTTCACGTCGACGACAGAGAAGGCGTCGATCGGACGGATGAAAGCGGCGAGGCGCATCGCCTCGGCCTTCGTGCTGCAGACGATCGTATGAGCATCGCAGTAGCCGGTCCGGATCAGCGCATAGGCCCTGAGGTGCTCGGCGGACTCGGCGAAGGGCAGGCCGGAATACTGTTCCGGCAGATTGCGCCAGGCATCGTTCACGGCGGCGAAAAAGTGCCGGTGAGAATTCATGCTCCGGTCGTTGTGCTCGGCGAGCGTATAGAACTCGCCGACCACGTAACGCTTGTCGCATTCGCGGGCCCAATGCCGGTTCGCCGGCTGGAAGGCCTCGCCGTTCCACTGCAAGAGGACCGGGCCGCTCATGTCAGCCCGCCATCAGCGGATGGCTGCGGAGCTCGGCATCAGACGGGCCTTTTGCCGCGGGCCGCGCAATTGCGGCTTCAAGCCGCCTCTTCAGTTCGAGCGCATCGCCCGGATGCTTCGACCAGAACATTTTCAGCGGCTCGCGGTTGGCGTCCCGCCATTTCGCTACTTTTGCCGGCGGCTCCTTTTCGATGAACTCGCAAGCCCGGTCGAAGAATTCGCCGACGGGCACATTTTCAAGCGCCCAATTGTCGCCCCAGGTGATCGTGATGGAATTGGAGGCGCCGACGGCTTTGAGGCGGTTTTCCTCGCGCTCGTGCTCGACAATCTCGGACGCGGTCAAGTCGATGATCTTCGCCCGATCCATTTCCGCTTCGTCATAGAGACCGGTGAATTGCTCCGGCCAGCCGGCTCGCAACGCCTGCATCTCGGCGCACTTGGCGATCATGAGCCGGGGCATCCGGCACCAGTTGCCGGAGTCATCCAGCGTCTGCTTGCCGGTCTTGTAGTTTTTGCCGGTCTTTTCGTTCTCCGCCCATTCATCTTTGATCGGGGCGAACTCCTCCCAATACGACTGGCCGGCGACCTCGTACCATTCGCCAGACTTTGGGTCCTGCTTCCAGAGATAGACGGTGGCGGATACGATGCCCTGGGGGTTGAGCGGGCTCTTGAGCGAGGCGTCGAGCTCATACGTGGCTGGCTTGCTCGCCGGCCGGTAGTCGCCGCAGCGCTGCGCAATGACGCGCTGGCCGTCGCGGCTGATGATGATCGTCATCTTCCGATTGTTGGCGTTGTTCTTGGAGAAGACCATCGGAATGATCTGGCCGAGGAACGGATCGAGGCCCTTTGCCCGGGCAACCTCCATGAAGAGGTTGAACTCTTCGGCGTTGCAGTCTTTGGCGACGGTCTGCTGAACCAGCGCAATCTGGCGCGGCGACAGGTCGAATTTCGTGATCGCGTTCATGGATTACTTCCTCCGGACGGAAAGAGAGACGGAACCGTTGTCGAGGTTGGCGCCGGGCACTTGCTCGCCGGCTTTGATCGCGGCGGCTAAGGCCTTTTTGTCCAGCTTCGGCGCGGGGCGCTCTTGCTCGACGAAGAAGCGGGAAGGGATGTCCGCTTCGCTGTTGACGATCAGGCCGGGAGCTCGCTTCGTGAGCGACAGGGTGGCTGTCGGCAACTTCAGCGAGGTTTGATCGGTGGCGAGCATAGCCTGCTCGATCAAAGCCCGCACGCGCTCGGCGCGGCGCTCAATCGACTTGCGGCGGGTCTCGAATTCCTCCTCCTTGGTTTTCAAGCCGGTAATGAGGACGTCGCACTCGTCGATCTGCGCGAGGGCGGCTTCGATAGCCTCGAGGAGGTTGGTCTCGCCCTCAATCGCGTCAGCGACCAGTTCGGCGTCATCATCAACGCCTTGGTCGCGAAGGCTGGACAGAAGCGACTTCGCCGCCTCGGTCTGGCGATGAATGTTGAACTCAAGGTCGGGCATGGCCATCAGACATTCCTTTCGGCGACGATTGCTTTGTGCACCTGTTCCGTCCGCCAAAGGCCCGCGGCGAAAATGCCGAGGAGGAGGGCGATCAGGACCAGGCACATGGCGGTTGCGGTGGTGGCGCGGTTCAGGTTGGCGACCGCGTCCAGATCGATGTTGCGCGCTGGCGGGAGGGCGCAGCGGCCGCATTCGCAATAGCCCTGCGCAGGATCGCAGGCGTAGGAGACGGGGCGGGTCATCACGCCACCTTCCGTGCAGCCGCTGCCGCCTGCTCGCGGGAGTATTCGCTCACCTGCAGGTAACCGGCGATCATGTCCGCAAGGGCCTTCAGTTTCGCGGCGGAGAGCTTGATCACGAACACGTCGAAGTCGTTGTTGAAACGCTTCCAGGCAGTGTCGCCGCTCGGGCCGGGCGCAATAATGCCGGCCTTCTCAAGTTCCCACCTGCTGGTGTTCGAGAGGAAGAAAGCGAAGTCGCGAAGTTGCGCTGCGGTGATCACGCTGAGCTCCTCTGGACCGAGACGGCTTCGGAGAGGAAGAAATCGGGGAAGCTCGAATAGCGTTCGAAGCGCTCGACGGTCGTGCCGGGGAAGGCGCTTGCTTCCTCGTAGGCCTCGTCTTCCGACCGGAACTGCAGAGCGTCATCCGCTTCATAGGAGAAGAAGCCTTCGACCGTCAGGACGCGGCCCACCTCATCCTCAATCCTGTATCGCGTAACCATCGTGCCCATCGTTTCATCTCCCGGCGCGGCCGTGTGTCCACGGCGTCTCGCTGACGAAGGAGATATTCGCGACTATCGCAAAATAAGTCAACACATAGATTTGCGATTATCGCTATTTCGCAAAATTGACTTGGCCCCCAGATTCTCCGCGTGGTAGATTTCGGCCTCAAGAATCGGCCTGAGAGAGACTGGCGGCGCGCAACCGATCTTTAACCAAATCGCAACTATCGCTTATCTCTGAAGGTCGGGGAGCGTCCTATGGCTGAAACATCAATCGAATGGACTGATGCAACGTGGAATCCGGTAGCCGGCTGCTCGATAATGAGTGCGGGGTGCACCAACTGCTACGCGATGCGTATGGCGGCGCGCCTTGAAGCCATGGGGCTCGAGAAGTACCGGGGCCTGACGCGCAAGAGCGGCGGTCGAGCGAAATGGACGGGCGACCTCTATCTCGACGAGAGCGCGCTTTCTGTGCCATCGACCTGGTCAAAGCCACGGAATGTATTCGTCAACTCGATGTCCGACCTATTTCACCCAGACGTACCGGTGGAGTTCATCCGAAAAGTGTGGCGAGCGATGGCCGAGACACGCCGCCACACATACCAGATCCTGACCAAACGGCCGGACCGGATGGCTAATATTCTGCGCGGCTTCGATGTTCTGCCGAATGTATGGCTGGGGACCAGCGTAGAGGATGGTCGCGTGACAGACCGGCTTGACGACCTGCGCAGAGTCCCTGCAGCAATCCGTTTCGTCTCGTTCGAGCCGTTGATAGGTTCCGTTGCCGCTGGGCGATTGAACGGCATCCATTGGGCTATCGTTGGGGGCGAGTCCGGCCCAAACGCGCGGCCGATGGATCCGCTGTGGATCGACGAGATCTTCGCAATGTGTACTGACGTCGGCGCGGCATTCTTCTTCAAGCAGTGGGGGGGTAAGAACAAGAAGGTGGCTGGGCGATCTTATCGCGGCCGTATTTGGGATGATGTTCCGGCGGCTACGCTTTGAGGATGCTGTTTCCGATCTTAGTCGCCAATCCGATGGCTTTTCCAGCGGGGTTAGAAATAGCTAGGAACAGTGAAAACATGGGTGCCCCATTAGCATTCTTGAGCCGCTTGGGGGGAAGGACGGCAGGGAACAGGCTCTTGAGGCGCTTACCAACGAAGCTCTCTATCGCCTCTACGTCAGCGACGCGCTGATAAACATCGTCATACTCGCCGAGAAGGTCTTCTTTCTTCGGCCTGTTGTACCAGGCTTCAATCCACTCGTCGGTTCCGAGCATCCTTGTGATCGCAACCCGCTTGCTGTCATCAAGCTTCTCCGGGTCGCGCGTTGCTTGGCGAAATAAGCCGGCCAAGGACACAAGGTACCAGACGTCGATCGCCTCCGTCTTGCGGATACGTTCGAGCGTTGTCCAGTTCACAGCCATGCCGTAAGGATCGAGGAACATCACCGCGCGCTTGCCAACCCACTTCATTGCTTGAATTTCCGCCTCGATAGCGGCATTGGCGTCGCCCCGGACGATATCAATGTTCCGGCCCGGATACTGCTCTTTCAAACGCTCCAGGGCAGAGCAGTAGCTTTTCTTCTTCTCCATGAAGACGATGCGGTCGAAGGCCGGTCTGATGTCTAACGCGATTTGAGCCGACCCTCGTCGACGCTCAATTTTTTCAGCTTGACCTGGCATTAGGTCGGCAGGAACAGCAGTCTGCTTGATGACGCGCTCGCCGGTACCCGCGAATGCGTCGATATACCAAAGCTCGGGGAATTGAGGGCGGAGAGCAGTCGTGAACGCCTTCAAATATGCTTCCACAAGAGACAGTTTCAGGTCGGTGGAGACATTGCCAAATTCATGATCGCTCAAATCAGACCTCACATATTGCGCCGCCGGCAATCTTTCCCCTACCTGTTGTGGCAAGCGAAATATTTCCGAAAACCGACTCGACTCACGGCTGCATTCCTGCTGTTTTTATGAGAACAAAGACGGAACATCGCAGGAGACAGAAATGAGCCCTAACGCTCCCGTAGATCACCCCGACGCCTTGCGGCTCGTCGTTGAACTTGAGAGCGTGTACGTAGCTTGCGATGATTGCGGGCATTCCCGCATTCTCCGCCTCGATAACCTAATGAAAGCCGCGGAACTCGGTGTTCACAACTACATGCAGTTATGCCGAAAGATCCGCTGCAGCGAGTGCCCAAAGATGCCGCCGGCATTCCGCAATTTGACCGTCCGGCCAACATGGCGCTGCGACGAAGCGCTTCAAAGCATCGCATGAAACACAACTTTGTGGACGCTGAAAACTTTGTCCGTAGGAAACTCCAGATCGTGGCTTTCGCCTTTGCCGGGGTTGTACTGGTAGAGGCGAAGCACATCGGCGGATCTGGAAACGAACCGCTTGAGGTAGCTTGATATCTCATCGTCTTCCAGGATCTGCACTACGACATCGTCGCCCTGTCGGACCTTCTGATGAGGGTTCACCCACGCCGTCTCGCCGTGAAAGAAGCGTGGCTCGCCGGAGCGGCCGTCGACCTGCACGGCATACGCGCCCTCAACGCCCTCGAGGCCGGGCGGACAAAAAACCGTGGCGATATCCTGACCGTTCATAATGAACCGACCGTTGGCTCCGGCGGCAATGTGCCCTCGAAGCGGAATCGAAACATCGCCGGGGAATTGCTGCCAGCGCGGCGGGAAGCTGGCGTTTGGTATCGGCTTGGCCGTGGGGGCGGGGGGCAGATCCTCTAACCAACGCGTCATTTGTTCGAAGCCAGGCGGCAATTCCCTAAAGAATCTCGCCATCGCCTCTATCTCCTGGAGAGATATCTGACGGCGCTTCTTAGGATCGTCGCTGTGCAGTTCTTTTGATCGCGTGATCTTGTCGTTGGACATACCCGTAGCTTCGGCGAGTTTCGAAGCCACGCCGCGAGCCGCGAGTTTTTCTGCAAGCCATTGTTTCAGTTCATATTGTGGGTCACTCATGCGGCGATCTTCGCGGATTCCGCAAAAAACTCCATCGCGAAGATCGCAAATAAGTTATCGCGACCCCGTTGACAAGTTGTCGCGAAAATCGCAAATTTCGCGACATGAGCGAAAAACATCTCGAGCCTGCAAAATCCATTATCGGCAAAATCGGCATCGAAAAGGTGGCCGAGGTCACCGGCAAGCACGTGTCCCGGGTGTACCGCTGGATGTACCCGAAAGAGAAGGGTGGTACCGGCGGGTTGATCCCCCAGACAGACGCACCCGCGCTGCTGGCGTATGCAAAGTCGAAGAGGATACCGCTCAAGGCCGAAGAGTTCTTCCCAGCTAGGGAGAACGCACAATGACGTCCGACGCCCAGATCAGAGCCTTCATCGACCGCATCCTTCGCTTGAAGGAAGAGCAGGACACGATCGGCGAGGACATCCGCGACATCTACGCGGAAGCCAAGTCCATGGGTTTCGACAAGACGGCCATGGGCAACGTCGTCGCTCATCTGCGCAAGGTTGCGAAGAAGGGCCACGACACCGTCGCGGAGCAGGGCGCCATCTTCGATTTGTACCTGTGCGCCTACGAGGGCAAATCCCCTCATGCGCCTGCGCCCGCCCGCGTACGAGAAAACATTGAACAATTTGATCCGACCACGGGCGAGATCATCGAGGCGGATGTCAGCGCCAAGCTCGTCGAGACGATTGCTGCCGGCGTGCAGACGGAAGTCGGCCGCGCGGCTCTGATCGCCGCCGTCGACATCATGATCGCCCGCGAAGATGCGGAAGACCACGAAGCTTTGGCCGGCACGGCTCCTGCCGTTGAAACCTCGCTGGCAGCGCGCGAGGCCGAAGAAAGCGCTGTTTCCAATTCCGAGATCGCCTCTGCCGCTCAGGGCGAGACCGAATCCCTCAGCGCTGAGGCGGAAGCCGCCGGCGACAACGCAGGAGGCGAAGATGTAGACGGCAGCGCGGAGCGCGCACGGAACGCCGCAACCAACGTCGCCAACGCCGCGGAGAGCGTGACAGCCGGAGAGACGGCAACCAATTCCATCGCCAAGCCGAAATACGTCCTGCGGCCTCACTGCCTCAATCCGGGGGAGGCCTGCGGAGGCTATAGCGACAAGCATTGTCATACCTGCACCGTTGCCATGCGCAAGCGCGAGCAGACGGAGGAAGTCGCATGAGCGAGTACCTCCGACCATCCAAATCAGAAGACGCGGCAGCTCAAAGAAGCATTGAGGGCAGGGTGGATTTCCATCGCGCCCAGGTGAGCCGCTCCGCTCCGTCCAATCCAAGTTCAGATCAGAAGAGGGCTGCATGACCTGGTCCATCCTCATTGCATCCGCTGGCGCCGTTCTCTGGATGGCAGCCCTGACATTGATCGTTCCTGGCTTCGTTGAACGTGAGTTCCGGAGGAACGGCTACCGCGCAAAGGATTGAGCGCTTTCACCTCCTCCCGAGGCGCTCAACGCTGGTCCCGGTCATCCTCCTCCCGGCCGGGACCAGCAACTCTCAATCGGATCCGCTTGTTCGCCAGTCTCATGACCACGGCTTGAACAGCGTCTCCTAACGAAATTGCCGGTGACGACGAGGGCGCGTCACCGGCGGCAGGACCGGACGTTGCGGCGGTTGCGGCGGTGGTCCTGCGAAACGGAAAGACTCGGGAGGGACCGGCAGCCGCGCCAACGGCGCCGTCCTCTCCATCGGAAGTAATGCCTGTGCGCATCCGCGTCTCCTTGAACTAGATTGAAGGTCGCACAGGAGTTGTCGGAAATGTCCGAGAAGTCGTCGGAGAAATCAGAAATGTCCACGATCGCATTTTGTCAGCACGCACTGCGGAGGGAGATAGCACCTCCGTCTGTCGGCAGCGTCCAGACACGCATCGCAACGGCAGCCCGTTCTCTAGGCTGGTCTTACACGCGCACCAGAGACGCTTGGTACGCCGATCCCCGAATTTCCATCAGGCCTGAAGAGCTGTTCCGCGTCGAAGCGGTGAGCGGGCTTATCTACCAGGCACGGCAGGAGGTGCGGAAGAATGACGATGCAATCGCAAGGGCCACAGCCCTCCTTGGTGGCGAGGATGCGCATCTCGTTCGCTCGATCGTTGCTGCGGTTCGCTCGGCGCTTGGCATTCGCAATCGCGCCTGAGCTGAGGGAAGAAGAGGGGGATCGCAATGTTCAGGACTGACCTTTTCAGCGAGACTAGCACCGGCGCTTTGATGGCCTCCGCCTATGTCGGCGCGCCCCTTATCGTCGATAGCTTCGCCGGCGGCGGTGGAGCCTCGACCGGCATTGAGATGGCGCTCGGCCGCTCGCCGGACATCGCCATCAACCACAACCCTGATGCGCTGGCGCTCCACGCGGCCAATCATCCAGAGACGCACCACCTCTCCGAGAACGTCTATCGCGTCGATCCTCTCGACCACCTCAAGGGCAAGCACATCGGCCTCGCCTGGTTCTCCCCGGACTGCAAGCATTTCTCCAAGGCCAAAGGCGGCAAGCCCGTGGAGCGCAACATCCGCGATCTTTGCTGGATCATTCCTGGCTGGATCGAGCGCATCCAGAAGAGTGGCGGCCGCGTCGATGTCGTCATCATGGAGAACGTCGAGGAGTTCAAAGATTACGGTCCGCTGGTCGCGACCGATCGCGGGCTGATGCCTGACCCTGAGCGACGCGGCGAGAACTTCGAGAAATGGTGCAAGAAGCTGCGGCGGCTCGGCGGCAAGATCGAGTTTCGCGAGCTGCGTGCCTGCGACTATGGCGCTCCTACGATCCGCAAGCGGCTGTTCGTGATCATTCGGTTCGACGGCAAGCCGATTGCCTGGCCTGAGCCCACTCACGGTAAGCCTGAGGACCCGGATGTGATTTCCGGCAGGAAGCTGCCGTGGCGCACCGCAGCTGAATGCATTGACTGGTCTCTGCCTTGCCCCTCGATCTTCGATACTTCGGCAGAGATCTGGGCGAAGCACCAGCTACGCGCGGTGCGACCGCTCGCGGATGCAACGATGGCCCGCGTGGCCCGCGGCATGAAGCGCTATGTGCTTGATGCGGAGCGTCCGTTCTTGGTCAGTATCGCGCACGGCGATAGCGGGGGTCGCAGGGAGTATCCCATTGACGAACCGCACGGCGTCGTCACCGCAGGAGGTATCAGCCATGCCGTCGTTGCCCCCTCGGTGATCCGCTTCAACACCGGCGCGACCGGACAGGATATGCGCGATCCGCTGTCAACGGTGACGGCGAACAGCTTTATCAAGCGGCCGGGTGGCGCAGCGCCTTTGGGCATCATTGCGCCGGTTCTGACCGCTGCTCAGCAAGGCGGCTCCGTCCGCTCGGTGGCGGATCCGCACCACACCATTACTGCCAGCAGCAAGGATCAGAATTCCGTCATCGTGCCGACGCTGGTGGGTTGTGGCGGCCGGGCAGGGCAAAGCCGTCCACGTGCTGGCGACGAGCCTTTCGGAACGATCACGGCCAAGGCGGATGGCTGCGTTGCGGTCGCCTTCCTTGCGCAAAACAACTATCTTGAGCCTGGCCATGATGCGTGCGAACCACTGTCGACGATCGTCGGCAGGGGCAGCACGCAGAGCCCAATAGTTGCTTTCATGGCCCAACACAATGGGGATCCGCGCCCCGATGGTAGCGAGACCGCTCGTCCGGGCCGTGCGGCGGATGAACCGTTGGCGACCATCACCCAATCGGGAAGCCAACAGAGCCTCGTCAGCGCCTTCGTCGCTCGCCAGTTTGGCAGATCAACCGGGCACGCCGCCAACGAGCCGGCCGCGACGGTGATGGCGGACAACTGCGGAGGCAAGTCGCAACTCGTAACGCCGTTCCTGTCCGCCTACTACGGCTCCGACCAGGACACGCCGGAAACTGAGCCCTTCCATACGATAACGACAAAGCCGCGCTTCAGTCATGTTGAAGCGGGCATTGCCGCGCCGCCTTTCACCGAGGCGCAGGCCGATCGTGCGCGCCAGGTCGCTCGCTTCATGCGCGCGCACGGATTCTGGGACGATCGCGAGTTCGTGACAGTCGAGATCTCGGGCGAGACCTTCGTAATCGTCGATATCGGGATGCGGATGCTGACACCGCGCGAACTCTTCAATGCACAGGGGTTCCCGTCCGACTACGTCATTGATGGTGCTTGGAACTATCAAGCAGACGGGGCCGGCCCAGTCTGGCGCGAATTCTCGAAGTCGGTTCAGGTCTCCTGTGTCGGCAACTCTGTCTCGCCCCCGGTCGCCTGTGCGCTGGTCTCGGCGAACTGCAGCCACCTCGCTGTTCAGAGGGAAGCCGCATGACCACCACACCTACATCAATCGGAGGCAAGGCGATGGCCGAGCATCTTCTTTTCAGTGAACATCTGACCGCAAAAGACGTGCACCGGCCGATTGCTGAAACCTACTTAGGCCAAGCGCACATCGCCGGCACGGGTCCGGAAGGCAAAACTTGTCGCGAGTGCATCTTTTGGCACGTATGGAAATCGAGGAAAGTGTCAGGGGTTACCGAGAATATCCCCGCAGACCCGGGCTACTTCGGCAAGCGTCATGCAAAAACGCCCTGCGAGCTGAAAAAAGCCCGCTGCAACCGTCCTATCCTGAACAAAGCCAACCGTCTCATCCCGCACACCGCAAAGGCATGCCGGTTGTTCGAAGCGGCGGAACACGTCCTTCCGGCCAAGAAGAGCGGGTAAACGGATGCCGGCGATGATCCCAGAAAAGATCGCTTTTCTCGACAGCGAAATAACCGGTTTGCGCTCCCGAATCGGTGATGGCGGCAACTCCGTCCAGCGTGCCAAGCTCAAGATGTTGCGTGACATCCGCGAAGACTATCAGAAGTCGATCGATGTTGCCGCGCGCCGAGAGCAGGGAGGTGCGGCATGACGGGTTCAACCGCTCATCTTCGACGGAACCTCCTTGCCGGGCACCGGACTGATGTCGGGTGCGTCCGGGCCGACGTCGGGCTCTGGCTCTTCGATCGGTGGCTCCGGCAGATCTGGCGGCACATCCGTCGGCATGTCTGGCGGGAATTCAGGGTCATCGGGCTTGGGGATCGGCGTGGTAGGCATTCAGACCTCCTCTTTGATCGCGCAACCGATGCTGGGCTGTGTTTGTTCCACGAGCCGGGAGGTGTGGCGTGACCTTCCTGGAAGCCTACGCCAAGTTTGGGCCCGACACGATGGCGATCGCCGAGGCCTTGGACATCAAGGAACACGAGGCCGACACCCTCATCAATATGAAGATGAACCGCGATCGGCTGGGCCCGACGGTATGCCAGATGGCGGCTCTGAACGCTCCCCGTAAGCCCGTTCGTTTCGCCGGCTACGACGAGACAGAAAAGTCGTGGTGGTAGAATGAGCCGGTGGATTCGCGTTCAGACCTCAATCTTCGATCACGAGGTGTTCGCCGCTGAACCGTTCAGCGAGCGTGAAGCTTGGCTGTGGCTCATCTCCAAAGCGGCATGGAAAGACACCGTGCATCGCATTGGCGCGTCTGTCATGCCTGTCCCTGCAGGAAGCCTGTTCGTGACCATTCGCGAGATGCAGGCGGCATGGAAATGGACCTCGACGCGCCGCGTTCACAAGTTCCTTGAGCTGCTTTCCAGCCAGAACATGATTGAAACATCTTCTGAAACAGGGAAGACGCTCGTAACTGTCTGTAATTACAGCAAATATCAAAACGCTGAAACACATTCTGAAACAACGGAAGGTGCTGAAGCGAAACAAAAACGAAACACAAAAGACACCAGTACACCAGACACCAACATATCCTCACTCCGTTCGGATGTTTGCCCGGAGCCGGAAAAATCCGCTCCGGCCTCGCCGACGGTGATCGAGCTTCCGACCGTCAACGGCGACATGATCCCGCTCACAGAGGCAGACGTGGCCGAGTGGTCCGAGGCCTTCCCCGCCGTGAACGTTCGCCAGCAGCTCGCGGCGATGCGCTCGTGGCTCAACGCCAATCCCAAGAACCGCAAGACCAGCAAGGGCATGAAACGCTTCGTCGTTTCCTGGCTCACTCGTGACCAGGACCGGGGAGGAGGGCGCCAGCATCCGCAGGCCCAATCGCCGCCGCGGCCTCAAAGCCCATCCATGCAGCGCCATCACGACATCCACGCAAGGCTGAAACGAGAACTCTACGGTGAACCAGATGAACAATTTGCCGGCCAAACTGTCGACCTTGCAGCAGGAGATTTCCGCTCTCACTGAGCAGCTTGCCCCGGCCGGCGCCGACGAAATCGGCCAGTGCATCGAAGGCCTCATGAGCGGCGGGATGCGGATCTCCGAAACGATCACTGCTGCAAACCCAGTCGAAGAATACCGCCTGTCCCTTCGCAACGTGCCGGTCTACGGACTGCGCCGGGCCTACGTGAAGCTGAAGCGCGGCGAATACGAAAACATCAACAAGGCTTTCATTCCGCTGCCGGCGGAGCTTGCAGCCATGGCCAACGCTGAATGCCGTCTCCTCCGCGAGGACCGGATACGCAAGCAGGAAACGCTCAGGGCGATCGAGGACTCGGTCAGCCGAACGGTGGCCAGCTCACATGGGCTTATGGATCTACGCGTCACCCAGCGTGAGCGCGCCATCGCACTAGCGGAGAAGGGCTTCGTCAGGGTTGCCGAAGGTGTAGACCATCTGGAATTCGCCCAGCTAGCCAAGTCTCGGGAGTTGCCGGCCGGCTCCGTCCACCTGTGGGCAATCGACGAGGTTTGGTCGACGATCGCCGTCCGCGTGAACCGCAGCAGGATCCAGACAAAGCTGAACGTCCAGCCGACGCCGGTATCGCCGGAGCGCGCCGACGAGCTCGCCCGAATGCTGGCTCTCCCCGATGCCAGCCAGGTCTCCGCCGAGCAGATGGCCTATCGCGGCAAGGTCAAGGCCGAGATCGAAGCCGCAGAGCCGGCGGAAGAGGAGCGCGCGGCATGACCATCCAGCACCGAACCGTCGATGTTCTGGCAGCGGCGAAACTATGGAACGCCGATCGATCGGCCGGAGACATTGCCAAGATCTTCGGCGTGACCCGCAGCGTCATCATCGGCATCGCCCATCGCAACCGTGAACTCTTCCCCCGCAAGGAACAGATCACGACCCGAAACCCGAAGACGCCGACGAGGTCTCCCAAGCCGAAGAAAGCCCTTCCCGAGGAGCCGTCAGGCGGCGAGGCGACCGATATCCGACCAACCGACTATGACGAGGCGCGCAATGTCCTCGCCAAGGCCCTCTTGGAAATCCAGCAGGAAGATTGCCGTTTTCCTCTCGGCAATGGCCGACCCTTCATGTTCTGCGCCGCACAGGTGAGGGACGGCAGCGCCTACTGTTCTCATCACCACTTCAGAGCCTATCGCCAACGGGGTACCTCATGACCGTCCACCAAACACAATTCGAGCGCCAGGCGCACCACTACGCCGCCGTCAGAGCGCGCCTGATGGGAGAGCCGAAGCGCGTCATGCACCGCGTGGAGACGGCGCATGTCGACTGTGCGCCGGTCAAAACCAGCCGGCTGAAGGCAACCACTCGCGACCAGCAGAACGAGTTCATCAAGCACCGCTGCCAGCAGTTGAAGGTTTGCTGCAAGACCATCACGGCGGAGCGGCTGTCGCCTCGCGTCAAAACCATCCGCGACCAGATCCTGATGGAGGTCAAAGAGCGTTGGCCGAATGCGCACGCGAGACGCCTCGGCGAGCTGTTTAACCGGAAGGCGAATTCCATTCGCGATGTCCTGGCGTCGTTGAAGCCCAAATCGCCAGCCCGGCCCATTACGCCTGAGGCGGTCGAAACAATGCGCCGGCTTCGGTCGGAAGGAATGAATTTCGCGAAGATTGGCGAGGCCGTGGGCATCACTCCTAACGCGGTCCGTTATCACCTGCACAAGAGGGGCGAAGCATGAGCAGATCACGTTGGTATGCAATCCGCGTCGCCCCGGGCTATCAGCGCATGGCGGCCGTCGACGAGCGCCTCCCCGAAAGCCGTCGCATGGAATCCATCATCGAGCGGAACTGCCGCAAGGACGGCTTCGATATCTTCATGCCCTCGTTCTACAAGGAGTTGAAGCACCACCGGACGAACGAAATCATCGAGAAGCGGTTTCCGTTCCTGGTCGGCTATGCCTTCGTCAATCTGCCCAGACTGAACTTCGAGGATCTTCGCAGGGTCGACGGCGTTATCGGCTTGCTGCGGGGAAGCATCGGCTATGGGCCGCTCGAGTTTCCGGACGGCATGATTGAGGATCTCTACTTCGCCGAGCACGAGCGCCGGCAAGCCTTCCTCTACGAACAGCATTGCAGGAGAGAGAACTGGCGGCAAGAGCGCGTCCACCACCTGCGCGGTCAGCTCCGCAAGATCCTCCCGAAGGGCAGAAAGGCGCGCGTCTCGATGGTCGATCAGGCCGAGATGGCTATAGATTCACTGAGCCCTCAGATCAAAGAGCGCGTGCAGAAAATTATCAGTGAATTGAACGAGCTCACGAGCGATGTAGAGGTTGAAAATCTCCGCCAAGCTGTATAGATTTTCTGCAGTGATTTGCGGTTGTCACAGTTGCGGACCTCACAGAGGGAATACTCGCCGGACCGCTGCCGAAAGTTCACACTCGGCGCATAGGAGAAATGCGCCTTTTTCCTGGATCGTCCTCTGGTAGAGATCGCCGTCCGCTTTTCGCAGCTTGCGCCATTTGCTAGCTTGCGCACATGAATCGGCGAGCGACACTTACTGCACTGATTAAGTTCGATAAGCCGCTGGAGGAGCTTCGCGCTGCTCTGGCGGAGCTCGACTGGGATTCAGAGCCGGTCATAGCCCTTAGCCGGTCGGATATTGCCGCGATGCTGCGACGCTTCACGTCCGGCGAAGTTGATGCTCGGACCGTGGAAGCGTGGGCGGATATGATCGAGTGTAGGGAGGGCATTCAGTTCGAAAGGGGTCATGAGGATGTCATTGCTTCGGCCATCCATGACCTGGCGAATCCAACGCTGCAAGGGCAACTGAATGTCGTAGCGCCAAACGTACTCGCCGCTTTAGGCGTCACTCGTACCGCGTAGCGGCTTGCATCAGTTTGGCTGCGTGGGTCCAAGGATTTGTGGCCACAGGCCACTGCCAATCGTTGACCCAAGCCGACATTGCCTCCAAAAAATCGTCAAGGCTGGTGTTTTCCCAAGTTTTGGCACCCGTCCTCAATTCTTCGCGCATCTGCGCCAAGAGTTTGATAAATCCTTCTTTGTCGTGGACTTCGTCTGCTGTCATCGTAATCCTCTTGGGAGACAAGGTGAGCCCGCGGAACGACGGGAGAACACAGGCAGGGCACCTGGTAAGCTGCGTTCCTTCGGCTAAAGGAGCACTATTCATGAAGGTAAGCCCAAGGCAGATGGAGGCAATACTAGCCTCGCCAGGCGTTGAGCGTTTCGAGCACTTTATCAAAGTCATCGCCGATTGGCAGGAGTTATGGGGGCTGTATCAAGATGGCTGGGCTCTTTCCGTAGCGGATGACGGAACAACCGTTTTCCTGCTGTGGCCTGCGAAGGAATATGCACAACTCTGCGCTCTGAATGAGTGGAAAGGGTTTGAGCCACGCGCAATCACCTTGATCGATTTGACGGACGTGCTCTTGCCAAAGTTGAAGCTGGAAGGTGTCTTGCCAGGAGTGTTTTTTACCCCGGCCAGCAAGGGGGTTACGCTGCCGGTCGACGAGCTGATGGCGGCACTTCGGGCAGAGTTGCGAAAATATTGATCCGGTTACGTGCGCCTCAGGTGCGATGAGCGAACTCCCATCGCCCTGCGCCATTCAACTTGAGTGCAAGTGCATCCCAGGTCTGGGCCTCCGTGTTCTCGCAAAGTTGTCGAAGGAAAGCGTCGAGCGCAACGAGATCAAACGAAGGCATGATCAGCACGCCTTGTGGAGAGCAGACAGAGGTGGCGAATTTCTTCATGAGCCGACGCGGCGAACAAACTTCCGATGTGAATGCGTCCGCGCCGTCTCCACACCCTGCATAAAAATCTATGCTGAACTCGAAATCTTCCGGGTCTTCCGGGCGCCAGCCTTCAGCTCGCTTGTCGTGATCCAGGATACGGTATCCACAATAGTGGGCCTTCATGTCGTGCACTCGACTCAGGGATGAAAGATGAACAAGCCATATCGCGTGGTCAACGCCGCCTCAAGCTGGTGACACCGGATCGCCAACTGGTTCATCTTGGGGCGTCTGAGGAATAACCTCCGGTACATCGGAAGGCACCTCCTCCGGGAGAAATCCCAGGATACTCACCACGATAGCGATGAGAATGCAGATGAGCACCAGGAAGGCAATGCCGGCTTTGTCCATGCATTGTTAGCAGTTCCGAATGTGAGCAATTCGAGGCAATGCCTCACGAGATCGGGCGGCGACAGCGTCAGTCGAGACAGGCAGCCGATGACGAGTACGGACCTGTCCAGTCGGTTAAACGGCGGGGAAAATCCCACGTAGACCGCCACCACGCATCGATAGTGGCCGACTATGGTGCGCCCGGTAACAAGATCAGGACGGCAGCACGGAAGGACGTGCAGGATTTCCCCACTCTCGGAGCTTGGATGAAATAAGCCCTGCGAGACTGAGAGCAGCCGGTAACAAGCCCGGCCCGTCCTGACATTCCCCAGCCCCGCCGCCGTAACTGGTAGCGGGGCGTTCGCTTTGAGGAGAACGCCAATGCACTACCGCTTTGTGGAAGTGGAAGGCGGCGAAGACGACCTTGAGCGGGTAGCCAACGAGTGGCGCGCCAAGGGCTACGAGCTATTCCAGGCCGTCTACAAGACCACTTATCGGTGGGTGCTGATCTTCAAGCGCGAGCCCGGTCGGTCCTGAAAAATTGCGACACCATCAAAGTCATGGCTCATAGTTGGCAAGGAAGGGTTCCTGACGCCCACCGATGGGGTCCCATCCCGTCAGTAACTCCATCGTCCACGAAAGAGCCTCCAACTGCTCCTTAACATCTCCGCCGGTGTTGTCTTTCAGTTCGCGATAGGCGGCTTCCATGCGCTTTAGGAAACGCTGCTGAAACGTCGGGTCGGTTTCATTCAGCGTCTGCACCAAGCAAGCAGATACCATAGCCATGCCGAGTTTTGCCCGGTGCAGATCTGATCGTTTGTCTTTGTCTTCCATGTTTGATCCCCAAGGTTAACCGATGCCCGTCCTAAAGAACGCACGGCACGAGAGGTTCGCGCAGGAACTCGCCAAAGGTAAGACGGCCGACGAGGCATATCAGCTTGCGGGGTTTAAGCCTAACCGGGGAAATGCAGCACGTTTGAATGCAAATGAAAGCATTCAAGAGCGCGTGGCCGAGATCCAAGGGAGAGGCGCTCTGAAGGCAGAGGCCACCGTCGAGCGTGTGCTAAAAGAGCTATCGCGCATCGGGTTCTCCGATCTACGCCGTGTGTTCGATGCGAACGGCAGGCTGCTTCGACCTGAAGAGTGGGATGACGATACAGCCGCGGCAGTCGCTTCGGTCGAAGTGGTGACCCGCAACATTGGCGACGGTGAGGTCGAGCACGTCCACAAGATTAAGGTCTGGGACAAGAACAGCGCCTTGGAGAAGCTTGCCAAGCACCTCGGTATGTTCATCGAGCGTGTCGAGCACTCGGGGAGCATGAGCCTCAATGTCTTGCCAGAGGACGCCGAATTGTGACCCATGCAGGTAGCTCGATTAACGGAGAAACAGCGAGAGGCTAATCGCCTTCTTGCCGGCCCGGCGCGCAACATCATGCTCCGCGGCGGGTCTCGGTCTGGAAAGACGTTCGTTCTCTGCCGGGCGCTGATCCAGCGAGCGATCAACGCTCCTGGTTCACGGCACGTCATATTCAGGTTTCGGTTCAACCACGCGAAGACGTCGGTCTGGTCCGATACCCTGCCAAAGGTCCTGTCTCTCTGCTTCCCGTCGGTTCGGGTGCGATTTGACAAGACCGACTTTTATGTCGAGCTGCCGAACGGATCGCAGATCTGGATAGCTGGCCTCGACGATAAAGAGCGCGTCGAGAAGATCCTGGGGCAGGAATACGCCACCCTATATTTCAACGAGAGCAGCCAAATCCCTTGGGCATCCGTGGAAACGGCAATGTCCCGTTTGGCGCAGAAGTGCGAGCTGGCCCCAGCGATAGCGGCAGCGACAGGCAGAAGGTACCTAGCCCTCAAGGCCTACTTCGACTGCAACCCGCCATCAAAGCTCCATTGGAGCTTCCAGATGTTCCGGGCGAAGATGAAGCCGGGCACCAAGGAGAAGCTGGCCAAGCCGGAAGATTATGCCGAGATGCAGGTGAACCCTGCCGACAACTCGGAGAACCTGCCGCCCGAGTATTTCGAGGTTCTGGCCTCGATGTCCGCAGCGAAAAGGTTGCGGTTTGAGGCGGGAGAATGGGCGAGCGAAGTTAGCGGCGCGCTCTGGGCTCTTGAGGATCGCAAGGCGCCCGACGGGAAGCTGATGCCGGGCATAGACAGCCTGCGTGTCGCGAGCGCTCCTGAGATGCGGCGCATCGTCGTTTCCGTTGACCCCTCCGGTACGAGAGGCGATGGCGCGGGTGACGACATCGGTATCGTCGTCGCCGGCCTCGGCATCGATGGGCATGGCTACATTCTTGAGGATGGCACTTGCCAGCTATCACCAGAAGGATGGGGCAGGCGAGCGGTCGATCTCTACCATCGCCACCAGGCGCACCGGATCATCGGGGAACGGAACTTCGGCGGCGACATGGTGCGCTTCACCGTCTCGACGGCTGACAAGACCGCGCCCTTCAAGGAAGTCGTCGCCAGCCGAGGCAAAGCGGTGCGAGCAGAGCCTATCAGCGCGCTGTATGAGCAGGGCAAGGTTCATCACGTCGGAGACTTCCCCGACCTTGAAGACCAGATGTGCAATTTCACGCCGTCTGGATACCTCGGAGAGGGTTCACCTGACCGGGCCGACGCCCTGGTCTGGGCTCTCACCGAGTTGATGCTTGGAGGCTCGTCCTTCACGCTGACGAACGTTTAGGAGCGGACATGGCCAACATCATCGCGTTCGTCCGCGACAGCCTGACAAATATGGTCGCCAGCCTGGGCACCAGCCGGGACAAAGCAGCGGCCAACGTCTATTCGATGCCGATGCTCACCGACGAGGAGCTGCTCAACGCCTATCGGGGCGCGTGGCTCCCCAAGAAGATCGTCGATATCCCGGCATTCGACAGCATCCGCGCCTGGCGCGACTGGCAGGCGAAGAAGCCGCAGATTGAGGCGATCGAGGCCGAAGAGAAGCGTCTGAACGTCATGGGCAAGCTGCTGGAGACCCGCATCAAGGCGCGTCTCTGGGGCGGCGCCGCGCTCGTCATCGGTACCGGCGACCAGGACCTTACGGCTCCTCTCGACGTCGAGCGCATCGGGAAGGGCGGCCTGAAATACCTCACGGTCATGACCCGTCGCCACCTCACGGCCGGCGAGATTGATCGTGACCCGGCGTCGGAATGGTACGGTAAGCCGAAGGTCTATAAGCTGAACTCGGCCGAAGGCGCGCAGGTCGAGATCCATCCGTCGCGACTGGTCATCTTCAACGGCAGCCAACAGCCGGACGAAGACATCGTCACCACGACCTATGCCGGTTGGGGCGACAGCGTCCTCCTGTCGGTCGTCGATGCGATCAAGCAGGCCGACGGTACCGCTGCGAACATCGCCAGCCTTGTATTCGAGGCCAAGGTCAACGTGATCCGCATTCCGGATTTCATGCAGAACCTCGGCAATGCAGAGTACCGCGCCAAGATTCTCGAGCGCTATACGCTTGCGGCGACGGCAAAGGGCATCAACGGCGACCTCCTCCTCGACAAGGAAGAGGAATACGAGCAGAAGACGGCGAGCTTCGCCACGCTGCCCGAAGTCCTGATGTCGTTCCTGCAGATCGTTTCCGGCGCCGCCGACATTCCGGCCACGCGATTGCTCGGCCAGTCCCCAGCGGGCATGAACGCCACCGGCGAAAGCGACCTGCGGAACTATTACGACCGGCTGCAGGCAATGCAGACGGTTGAGATGACGCCGGCGATGGCGCGCCTCGACGAGTGCATCATCCGGAGCGCGCTCGGCTCGCGCGACCCGGACATCTATTACGAGTGGGCGCCGCTCTGGGGCATGTCGGAGAAGGAAAAGGCCGACGTCTTCAAAACGAAGGCCGATGCGGCTCGCCAACTGGTCGGAACGTCGCCAGGGCAGGAGATCATCCCGCGCGAGGCCGTTTCCGATGCTCTGGTCAACACCTTCATCGAGGATGGCTCACTGCCCGGCCTCGATGCCGCGATCCAGGAATACGGCAAGCTCAGCGAGCAGGAGCCCGATGAAGCGGAGGCGCATGCTGCCTTCGGTGCTAAGTCGATGTAAGGATGAAGTTGGTTCCGAAAGGCGTCCGTTTCTATTCGATGGAGTTGCCTTCGTCAGAGAAAGTCATTGATCCGTCGTAGACACCACTCTTGTTTCGCAGCCGAAACTTCGTCACATGGCTCTCTCCAAAGATGTCTTCGTAAGATATCTCGCCGAAGAGGAAAATTGCTTCTGACCCAGAAGCCAAATTGCTGATCGTTGCGCTCAAGATAGTGCTAGGTAAAACGGCGTCGGACCGACTCTGACGGCCGGCTCCCAAAACGGTCGTTGAAGCCGGAGGATTCGGCAGCAATCCAAATGATTCAGCTGCTGCGGGAACTGATCTCAATCCGATCTGGATCTTTACTCTTACGTTTAGGGCCGGCGTCTGTCCCGTGTTCACCAACTCGATTGTTCCGATCGCACGGGAGCCCGCAACAACGTATGGCCTTAGTGATCCGCCCGCGTCACAATTAAGCACTGCACCAGGAACGACGATATAAGCGCGCAGCTGCCGCTTGGCTGTATCTTCCGTTAGCTTGGCTGTCTCAGTCGCGATTTCTACAGAACGCAGGGCGGCGGATGCAGACACGTCAGCTGCCTTGGCAGACCTGTCAGTTACTCGCCACAATAGCGCCGTCACGACCACTAGCACGATTGTTGCCGCAGCGGTGAGAACGGCACCAGCTACGCTCCACGCGGTGACGTCGGTAGCGAGTCCTCGGACTGCAATGGAAGCAATCCAACCAACTGTTAGGCCGAGCAAAATGGCGACGGATACCACTGCGCAGACAAACGCCTTTCCCATGAAGCTCTCCGGTTGATTCGCATTTCACGCGAGCATTACGCGAAGCAGGGGCCACATCCAATGAAGTTTACGGACTATGCACCGATCGCGGGCACTCGACGGACCGCCGACGGCTACCTTGTTGCTGACGTGCGCACCGCTCGCACCGGCATCCAGCTCTATGCCGGCCATGAGGTCGGCAAGCCGGAAATGCAGGTGGTCAAGGTCTACCGGCCCGAGGGCCAGGTCTTCGACAAAGCCAGCCTCGGCAGCTACGCCCACAAACCTGTGACGAACGATCATCCGGACGAGGCGGTGACGGCTGACAACTGGAAAGCGCTTTCAGTCGGCCAGATCGGCGACGAGGTCGCTCGTGACGGCGAGTTCGTCCGCATCCCGCTGATCGTCATGGACGGCGCCACCATCGGCGAGATCGAGGGCGGCAAGCGCGAGCTCTCCGCCGGCTACACCTGTGATCTCGCCTGGGAGCAGGGCACCACGCCAGCGGGCGAGAAGTACGACGCCATCCAGAAAGATATCCGGATCAACCACGTCGCCATCGTGCAGCGCGGCCGCGCCGGATCAGAAGCTCGCATCGGTGACGGTGTGAGGTCGTGGGGCGCTGCCCCGTTCACCAGTGATCAGAAACCGAAAGAGGACAAGATCATGACCCTGAAGACGGTTACCGTCGATGGCATCCCGGTTGAAGTAACCGACCAGGGTGCCACGGTGATCGGCACGCTCCAGCAGCGCCTTGCCGACGCCAACACCAAGTTCGCCGACGCCGAGAAGGCACATCAGACGGCTCTGGCCGCCAAGGATGCCGGACTGGCGAAGAAGGATGCCGAGATTGATGCTCTGAAGGGCAAGATCCTTTCCGACGCTGATCTCGACAAGCGCGTCCAGGCGCGTGCCGATCTCATCACCAAGGCGCATGCGATCGCCAAGGACGTGAAGACCGAAGGCCTCTCCGACGCCGCCATCCGCAAGGCTGTCGTCGTCGCCAAGCTCGGCGATGCGGCCGTCGCCGATAAGTCGGAGGCCTACATCGACGCTCGCTTCGATATGCTCGTCGAGGACGCCAGCAAGAACGGCGCCGATCCCTTCCGCACCGTCGTGCAGCAGGGCCTTTCGCAGGTCAGCGACGCCGATAAGGGCGTGACCGACGCCTATTCCCAGATGGTCGCCGACATGAAGGCCGGCAAGACCTCTGCAGCGGCCAACTAAGGAGGCGCTTCAATGGCTACCTACCAGACCACCTATGGCGCGGCTCCCGCGAAGGGACTTGCAGGCCAGATCGCTTCCGAAGAGAAGTGCAACAAGGTCAGCCGCACTGTCGAGACGGCGGCCGGCATCAAGTTCGGCGCTCCTGCTCAGCGGGGAGCCGGCAATCATGGCGTTGCCATCCTCTCTACCGGCGACTTCCTTGGGCTCGCAGTGCTCAATCCCGCAGTACCGCCGAGCGCCAGCAATCCCGACGCCTATCCGCAGTATTTCACCGGCGCCTTCATGACGATGGGCACGATGTACGTCACTGCGGGTGCAACGGTCGCTGCCGGTGACCCGGTCTACTACCTGACCGCCAACGGCCGGTACACGAACGTTGCCAACGCCGGCGCCAATCCGGCTATCCCCGATGCCTTCTTCGAGGAATCGGGCACCGACGGCGCCATCGTCCAGATCAGCCTTGGCCTGCGCCATCAGGCGTAACGCCTCGCGAAAGGAACCCTGAACTATGAACCAGATCATCCGTCAGGCCTTCGCTGATGCGCAGGCCGCGTTCCCCTTCGTCATCGCGCAGGGGCGCAACATCGAAACCCGTATCTACCAGCGGCGTTATCCGACCTTCAACTACGGCGCACACGTGCCCGTCGTGACGGAAGGGAACGCCTGGGCGATCGGGACCACGTTCTTCACCGTCGATACGGCAGGCGAGGCGAAGTTCCTCTCCGGCGCCGGTACCGACATGCCCTTCAACCAGGCCACGAAGGACATGGCCAGCCATGACTTCGCGATGATCGGCTCCGGCTGGGAGTGGAACCTCGAGGAGGTCAATCAGGCTGCCCTTTACGGCATCGACCTGAACGGCACCAAGGCCATGTCGGCTTCCGACAAGGTCGAGCGCCTGCTCAACTCGGTTGCCATGGTCGGCACGACCGAGAAGAACTGGACCGGCTTCGTCAACGACCCGCAGGTCTCGCGTGTCGACGTTGCGGCTGATGGCGCAGGCGGCGGCGGCTCGTCCACCTTCTGGGTGAACAAGTCCAACGACCAGATCCTCCGGGACATCAACGACCTGATTTCCAGCGTTCGGGAGAACACGTCGGAAGTGGAGTGGGTCGACACGCTGCGGCTGCCGCCGGAAGCCTTCCGCCTCATCGCCACCCGCCGCCTCGGCGAGGGCGATGGTCTCCTGACCCTCCTGGAATACATCCGTCGCAACAACGTCTACACGGCGGAAACTGGCCAGCAGCTCGACATCCAGCCGCTGCGCGAGCTCGCCACGGCATCCCAGGACGGCGGCGGCCGCATGGTCGTGTATCGCCGGGATTCGGAAGTTCTCCGCTTCCACCTGCCGATGCCGCGCCGTGTCCTCCAGCCGCGCCAGAAGTCCATCATGGGCTTCGAAACCGGCATCATCGCCCGTACCGGCGGTACCGAATGGCGTCTGCCCGGTGCTGCCGCCTACGGCGACGAAATCACCGCTCCGTAACCAGAGGATCAGTCATGAAGGTCACCAACAACAGCAAGGCGCTGCAGGGCGTCCGCTCCAGGGGGCGGGCGGTCTACATCCCACCGGGTGAGACCCGCGACGTCGACCTTGAAGGCGTCGATCTCGAAAAGGCCAAGCGCCTTCGTTTCCTCAAGATCGAAGGCGTCTCCAAGGCTGCAAGCAACCAGGACGGCGATGGGCCGAAAACGGCACTCGAAGTGCTCGAAATGGCAAAGGACCAGAACGTGCAGTTCATGTCCTTCAAGTCGGCTGCCAAGAAGCTGCTCGGCGAAAAGACCCCGTCCACCAAGGACGAGATCGTCGCTGCTCTCGAAGAGCTGGCGACGCAGCCCTAACAATCAGCCCGGCGGTAACCTGCCGGGCCTACTCTTGCATCGGAGATCGACATGGCTGGATACGGCGATAATGCAGGCTTCACGTCCTACGCTGAGGCGGCCGGCTATGTCTTTCCCGATGGCGCGACCGATGCCCAGAAGACCGCCGCACGTCAGCGCGGTTCTTTGGTGATCGATCGGTATGAGCCTCGGTTCAGCGGTCGGCGCACCGGCGGGTATGCCCAAGAGCGAGCATGGCCGCGCACCGGCGCCACGACCTATTACGGCGAGGCGATCCCTTCGACCGAAATCCCGGTCGCGGTTATCAACGCCTCGTATGAGGCCGCATTCCTCGAGTTGACGAACCCAGGCAGCCTTTCGCCGGTCGTAACAGGCACGTCTACGGTGAAGCGCGAGAAAATCGGACAGCTTGAGGTCGAGTATTCAACCTCTACTTCAACGGATATCGACGACCTCGTCGCGCTCGCAACGCCTGTCGTGACCACGATCGAAGGGCTGCTCTGGCCGTTTCTCGTGCCGGTCTGGCCGGGTGCTTTGGTGGTGTAGCTCCAGGCATCGGAACTTGATCAGAATACGCCCAGTGAGCCGAGCAACGAGACCATTCCGGCGATCAAAATAACGAATTGAGCCCTCTGCTTCATCGTAGGGTCAATTGGAAGCTTCTGCACGAGATAAAGCACAACCCCGGCGAAGAGGATGGTCAGGAGGATGCTGATTGTGGCGGACATGTCCCCCAGATCCTTAAACAAAGAGCCTTGCGGCAATGAGGCGTAAATAAGGCTTAGCTCTCGAAAAGGAAGGGCGGAGGATGGCAAACCCGATCTATGCACGCCTACAGGCTACCGCCCAACGCCTTATCGCCAAGTACGGTCAGGCCGGCGCCGTGAGGCGCGTAACGCCTCCGGATCCTGTTTACGGCGGCGAGCCTGTCGTGACGTCCTATCCCGCCACGCTCGTCCCGATGGCCTACGAGGCCCGCTACATCGACGGCACGGTCATCCAGACCGGCGACATGCAGATTTACATATCCGCTGTCGGCCTCTCGATCGAGCCCACGGTCGGCGACGTCGTGACCGCCAATGGCGCCGATTACGCCATCATCAACGGCGACCCGAACAAATACGATGGCATCACGCCGGTCGTCTTCATCGTCCAAGGAAGGATTGCGGCTTAGTTCTCCTGAACCGAGATCCCGTCCTCGCCAATCTTGATCTCGACGCCTTGTGTCGTCTCCTCCTGGTAGACGTAGATGCCCAGTCCGACAGTAATGACGGCAAGCACGGCGATGATGAGATAGAGGGCGTTTCGGTTCATGCAGCGGAATCCTTACATGAATTTCGATCAGTTGCTCAGTGCATACGAGCCAAAGCTTGTGGCGGGCTTTCGGGAGGCGATCGATCCCTCGCGATAGCGCTTCGAATATCACGCTACCGCCCCGACACGGCCCAAGGAGAGGGTTGCCCTATGAGCATCATTGTTTCTCGAGCATAGCATCGCTCATCTCCCGCCCGGTGTGGCGCGGCCTGATAAGGTTCTTCAGGTCAAATCCCTGCCGCCGAGCCTCAGCTAGGTAGTCTTCCAGGGTACTTTCCGAAATGGCACTCTCGCGCGCGATCACCCAAAGAAACTTGCGATCAGGCGTGCCGACCAGTGCGACCCGGTACTCAGGATCGATTTTGAGCACCCAATAATCGCCGTCAGTGAAGGGTATCCAGCGAAGTGCAGCCGGAAGAAAGTTGACTTTCAGCTTCGCGTTCGTCGCATCGACTGGCTCTGCTTGGCCAAGCGCTTGCTTGGGCTGGTTGTTGTTATCGAAACAGCGGTTGTCGACGCGAATCTTTCCGTCGTTATCAAGGGAATAGTCTGCCGTGATGTCCGTCGCGGCATCTTCTTCATATTTGAGCGGCAGGCGGACGATCTCATACCAGCGCCCCAGATAACGGTTGAGGTCGAGACGCGGAATTGCTGTGACTTCGCTCATGGCTTCGGTTCTCCTTCAATGAGGAGCGGCAACGCCTGCAGGGTACTTCGGTTCCCTGGCAAGAAGATTGGATAACCTATGACGTTTGATGAACTCCTCGCCAAATACGAGCCGGCGCTCGCCGCCGCATTCCGGCAGGCTATCGAGGAGATCAAGTCGGGCATCGTCCTCCGCGTCGTGGTCGAGCGGCTGGAGCGCGGCGACGTCAACGGCGCGGTCGATGCCATGCAGATCGAGCCGGAGGTGTTCTCCGCGCTCGAAATTGCCCTGCAGGACGCTTTCAACGCTGGTGGCACCAACGCAGTCGCTGAGCTACCGAAGGTCATGGACCCGCAAGGCAATCGCGTGATCTGGCGCTTCGGCGTCCGCAATCCTGTTGCCGAGGCGATACTGCGCGACCTGTCGTCGACGATGGTCACGCACATCACCGATGACCAGCGACAGGGCATCCGCCAGGCGTTGGAGCAGGGGCTTGCCAGAGGCGCCAACCCGAGATCGACGGCCCTCGACGTCGTCGGCCGGCAGAGCCGCGTCACCGGCCGCCGAGAGGGCGGCGTGATCGGTCTGACCCGGTACCAGATCGAGTTTATCGAGCGGGCGCGCCTGCATCTTGATTCCGGCGACCCGGACCTGATGAACCGGTATTTCGAGCTCAAGACGCGCGCCAAGCGTTTCGACCGAACCGTTATGGCAGCCATCAGAGCAGGGAAGCCGGTGACCGGCGAGGCGCTGGCCAAGATCATCGGCCGGCTGCGCGATAAGAACCTGCTTCTCCGCGGCGAAATGCTGGCGCGGACCGAGACCATGATTGCGCTCAGCTCCGCCCGCGACGAGGCGATGCGGCAGCAGATCGAGGCCGGCAAGGTCCGGGCGCAAGACGTCACGAAGGTATGGCGTTCCGCCGGCGACAGCCGTGTGCGGCACACCCATCGTGTCCTCAACGGCAAGGCCGTCGGCATGGATGAGGTATTTCAGAGCCCATCTGGCGCGCTTCTCCGCTTCCCGGGCGACCCGCGCGCGCCCATATCGGAGATTTCCGGCTGCCGATGCCGGCTCGAATACAAGGTGGATCACATCGGCGCGGTCGTGCGCCGGTACCGCGCTGAGGTCGTTTGATGGCAACGCTCTCTTTTAGCGCCGCCGTCGCGCAATGGGCCGACAAGGTCGAGGGTGCCGTCGAAGCGATCTTCAAGGAGGCGACGCAGGAGGTCGTAGAGGAGATGCAGAGGCCGGTCGGTCAGGGCGGCCGGATGCGGGTGGACACCGGTTTTCTGCGCGCGTCACTGCTCGCGTCCTCGACTTCCATGCCAGCAATCAGCGCCGCCAAGCCGGTCGAGGGAGGCACTTACCCGCCTGTTTTCGGGCAGATCGAAGCGGTCATCGCCGGGGCTGACATCGGCGACACCCTCTATTTCGGCTACACCGCCTCCTATGCGGGCTACCGAGAATATGGGGCAAACGGACAGCCGGCAGACGGCTTTGTCCGGCTCGCCGCACAGAACTGGCCGATTATCGTTGATCGAAAGGCCGCTGAGTTGAAGGCGCGCCTGGGGCTTTGACCGCGGCGTTTGCGTCGCTTCCCTTTTCCATAGCCGCCACTAGCCCAAGCTGCAGCAAGGTCAGCGCCTTGCGCGCGGCCTTCAGGCTCGTATCCGCGCGCACCGTTGCACCCTTCTCACGACCTAGCGCAAGCAGAGCCGCATGAATGCGTTCATAGGCTTCATCGTCGGTGAGAGGCGGCCGTTCAGACATAGGTAACCGATACATGGCGGCAGGCACCGACGCAATCATCTTCAAGGCGCTCACCGATCGGCTCCTTGCAATGCCACAGGTATTGCCAGTCGCCGCGCCGAACATCGTGTTCCCGCCCGCTGGTCAGCAGATGCCGGCGAAATACCTTCGTTTGGCTTTTTTGCCAAACCAGACACGTCAGATCACGATGGGCAACGACCCGCAGCAGAAGCGCGGTCTCTTGCAGGTCTCGGTCGTCTGGCCGGTCGGGCAGGGCATCATTGGCGCCCTCGATGTCGCCGATCAGGTCATCGACCATTTCAAGAACCAAACCCTATTCGCCTCTGGCGTGAAGATCACGATCAGCAGCGAGCCATGGGCGGCTGGCCCGCTCCAAGACGGTGACCGGGTGCAGATCCCCGTCACCATTCCGTACATCGCCTTCGAACCGGAGAACTGACATGGCAAACAAGGCAACGAAGAAGGGCAGCAAGGTCTATGTTTGCGCCACTGCCCAGAACACCGATCTTATAGAGTCAGCATATGCGGCGCTCACCTGGGTGCAGGTTGGCAAAGTCGGAAACATCGGCGATTTCGGCGCCGAGTCGACGATGAACAGTTACAACACCCTCGATGAGCCGGTGACCCAGAAACAGAAGGGCACGGCAAACGCCGGGGATCCGCAGATCGAGGTCGCCTCAGTGCATGACGATGCCGGCCAGGTCATCCTGCGCACTTTCGGCAGCCCCCTCAACCTCGACAACATGGCGATCAAGGTCGAGCGCAACGATGGCGGCGAGGGGTTCACGAACACGATCTTCTATAGCCGTGGCGTCGTGTCTGGCCCGCTTTATCCGGGTGGCGGCTCCGACGACTTCGAGCTCGAGCGCTTCACGATCGGCCTCAACCAGCTGCCGATCCGCGTCAATCCCGCTGTAATCCCGTAATCGATAGGTGACCCTTGGACATCTCCAAACTCGTCAATTCTGAAGACCTCTTTGAGCTCAATCTCACCGGCCCGGATTCCGATGAGCCCATCGGCATCCGCTTCATGGTCCGATCGGCGGAAAGCGATGCGGTAAAGCGCGTCGTTCGACAGCACAGCGACAAGTTCCTGGCCAGCCGGAAAAAGAAGCTGACCGCCAGCAAGGTCGAGGCCGAATATCTCGACAAGGCGGCAGCCTCCGTCGCGTCCTGGGACTGGGGCGATCACAACTGGAAAGGCGAAAAGCCCGAATGCACCTTCGAAAAGGCTCGCGAGGTTCTCGAAGAGGCCGGCTGGATCTATGACCAGGTCGCCACGGCCTCGGAGGACCGCGCAAATTTTACGAAGAGCTTGGCGAAAGGCTCTGCGAAGCCGTAGCGATTGTCGCGCGCTACGACAGCGTCCGAGACAAGGACGGTGAGACCAGGCGCGAGCGCAACGACAGCTTTGAGGTCGAAAGCCCGGAAGCGGAGGTGCCGGATAACGGTGCCTTCCTCTGGGATTGGTTTTGGGAGCTCCGGCAGGCGCAGCCGCCTGGGTTCTCCGGGCCAGTACCGATCTCGAACGTCGAAATCGCCGCATGGTGCCAGTTGACGGGCAATATCGTCCGCCGCGAAGAGGTGTCGCTCGTCAGGGCGATGGATGGGCGTTTCTGTACAGAGATTGAGGCAGAGACGGAGGCGATCCGGGCGAGAGAAGCGAATTAGGTGTCCTGTATCTTCGAGGCGGCCGGTGTTTTCCGCTTGGCCTTGAGTTCGGCAACCCTGATCTGGACGCGGTCGGCAAGAGCAGAAACCTCTCGCTTCAATTCTTGTGCGCGTTCAATTTCCTCGTCGGAACCATAAACCTCAACAGAGTCAGCGACACGGTCGATGTAGCGCCGACGTGTTTCTGTTTTGCGTTCTACTTTCCGGAGCTCAGATAGGTTAATCGCAGATTCTGCAGCAGATGACAGAGAGGCGATAACGTGAGGTTCGCCTGAGAGGAACGCAGACCGTTCTTCATCCTCCTTTTGGCGCCGTAATTCGCGCCGTTGCTCCGGCAACGAACGGTGCAACGAAGGGAGGCGTTCCATGTGTCTTATGGCCTCGCTTTGTGCAATGTCGAGTGTCTCGTAAGCTTCAGAGAAGTAAGGCTCCCGTCGATCTTCTGGATGTGCGATACAATACTTCCAGCCACTATCCGCTTCGAAGACGGTAATGCGTTTCCCTTTGTAGATCTGCGTGGGATTGCCGTTTTCCGAGAGCGCCCACTCGGACGACGGTGAGATAGTTGGTGATTGCTGCGTCAGAGCGCTGGATGTGTTTGCCTTCTGGAAGAAGTAAACTGCTGCGGCGGCCGCCGCCAAGACAAGCGACCAAAATAACCCACTGCCCATGGTCCCCTCTCAAATGTAACACCCATAAAAATGAAACATGGGCGAGAGTGGAAGTCGAGGACTATTTCGAGTTGCATAACCGAAGAGCGGAGGCCTTTATCACTTGAACTCTTCCTTGGTGCCGTCTTCGTAGAGGACGCCGCGGACGCAAGCATATGCCATTACCTCTTCATGCTTGAGCTTTAGCAGCCGCTCAAAAGTCGTCGGCCATTTTTTAACTGCTCTCACGGAACCCCCGGCTGGAATGTCGATGTCTCGGTCGAATGCGTCTGCGGCGACGTGCCCGCCAAGGGCGTCCCTGAAGCCGAAATCAGCATCAAGCATGCGGATTGGTTTCTGAGCGGCCGATTTGACGACGACTTGCACTTCCATGTTCTGATCGTCGAGCCGTCGCGCAGACCATTCCTCGACCGAAAGGAGGTCAGCTTTGCACGCTGCGAACGCTTGGCCGCCTGTTAATACGAAACACAAAACCAAACTCACGACCGAGCGCATGAATCATCCTCCGATTGAATCGGCAGGACGATAGCGCACGTTTTTTCAAAAGGAAAAGCCATGGCAGATGTCGCTACGCTCGGACTGCAGGTTGAAAGTGGTTCCGTTGAGAAGGGTACGCAAGCCCTCGATCAGTTGACCGGCGCCGCAGCACGCGCCGAGGCGGCCGCCAAAGGGCTGTCGGGTGCCAATCGCGGTGCGACTGGAGCTGCGGCGGCCGCCGCCAAGGCTTATGCGACAGAGGGTGCCGCCGCGGCGTCAGCGTCGAAACAGATCGAGATGATGAACCGGGCTGCCAATCAGAACCGAGCATCGTCGCGCGGCAATCTTGGAAATATAGCCGCTCAGTTCCAGGACATTGCTGTCAGCGCGCAGATGGGAATGGGCCCGCTGCAAATTGCGCTTCAGCAGGGCACGCAGCTGGCCGCGGTGCTTTCATCCATGGAGAGGCCGGTCCAGGGATTGGGTGCAGCCTTTTTGTCGGTGCTTTCGCCTGTCAGTCTCCTGACGGTCGGCATAATCGCACTGGCAGCCGCTGGCCTGCAGATGGTTGATTGGACAAGGCTGGCTCAATCGGCGCTGATAGCCTTTGGGGATGTTCTCGAAACGATCGCACCTTACGCCGTGGCAGCTGCGGCGGCACTAGCGTTGATCTATGCGCCCGCGATCGTCGGCGGCATCGTCTCGTTGATCGCACTTCTCGGTCGATTGGTAGTCCAGCTTGGTATTGTCGCGGGAGCATTCATTCTGGCGAACCCTGCCGTCGCATTCGTCGCCGGTATCGCGGCGGCGATAGCGGCTGCCAACATCTTCCGCGACGAACTCGCGCAGATATTCGGGCGAGATATCGTGCAAGATGCCAAGAACGGCGTGAACTTTGTCATTGGTGCATTCGTCGGCGCATACGAAGCGATCAAAGCCACGTGGTCGCTGCTGCCTGGCGCACTCGGCGACATCGTGTATTCGACGGCTCAGAACGTGATTGATGGCATCGAGAGCATGGTACAGACCGCTATCGACGCCTTGAACAACTTGACTAATAAATACGCGTTGTGGACCGCGTCCATAGGCAAGCCACTCAGTCCAGAAGCTTACATGCCGATTCCGATGAAGCCGCCCCTTTGTTCCGAGATGATTGCGCCCCCGGTTTCCGGGATGATCTCGCCCCCTGTTTAGTGGGGTCTGCAGGCGAT